GCGGCGTGCGACGAGCGCTGCGCGCTGCGCGGTGCGCTGCGCGATGAGTGCTGCGAAGTCCACGATGGACTCCTCTCTGCGACAGGGTGTGTCGCTTCGGGGGTTGCGCTGCCGTGCGGGTCGCTCATCTGGCGCCGGCATCCGTCATCTGCGTGAGCCGGGCTAGGCGTGGCGCGGTGACCCGTCACCCGGTCGGGTGCGGGAGTTCTGGGGGTGGGTCAGTCGGCGAGCGACTGGCGGAGCGACGCAGCACCGAACGAGGTGCGCGCGACGGCGGGTGCCGGCGCGACCTCCTCGGTGTCGCCGAGGCGGGCCTGCGCGCGCGCGATCGCCGCGCGCAGCGCCGGACCCTCGAGGTGGTCGATCGCCTCGAACGCCTGGCGCGCGCGGGCGGAGATCGACGTGTACGGGTTCGCGCCGTAGTTCACCGCCGACACGTCGCCGCGGTGCAGGTCGACCTCGAGGATGCGGTACTCCGAGTAGTCGGGCGACCACTGCCCCCGCACGATGCGGAACGCGAACGACATCTGGTCGACGTCGCCGTCGTTGATCGCGTGCACGAGGTCGCGCACGTCGGTGCGCTCCGGGTTGAGGAACGCCGAGGTGAGCAGGCCGCGGTCGTCGGCGGAGAGCTCGAGCGTGCCGGCCTTCGTGCGGGCCATCGTCATGCCCTTGTGGTTGAGCAGGAACGCGACGTCGGGCTCGGCGGCGAGGGTCTTCTCGAACGCGCCCCGGTCGACGACCTCCTCGTACGGCCCCCAGAAGTCGTACATCTCGTACGACTCCTCGACCGTCGAGGCGTACCCCTCGAGGTGGTAGAACGACTTCCCGTCACGCTCGACGGTCTTCGCGCGCAGCTGCGCGGCGAAGGTCTCGTTCCGGTCGCGGGTCGACGGCACCATGCCGGGGTCGGCGAGGGCGGCGGCGCGGCGGCCGTCGATGTCAGCGGCGATGAGGGTGGTCATGCTTGACCTCCGATCGTGTCGGCGAACTGGCGCTGCGCGTCGTTCGAGGGGTACTGCACGGGGAACAACTCCTTGAACTCGGCGATCTGCTCGGGGGTGAACGGCTGCCTGTTCATGAGGTCGCGCGCCTCGGACGGGGCGACGAGGCGGTCCTTCACCTGCTGGCCGAGCATCCGCGCGACCGTCTCCGGGTCCATGCGGAGCAGGGCGTCGGTGTTGAGCTTCACGAACCGGGGGTCGGCGAGCATCCGCGACAGGTTCACCTCACGGCGCACGATGGGCGCGTTCAGGTTCTGCACGAGGAACTGCAGGTTCCGCTGCGTGATGTTCGCGTACGTGATCGACGAGCCGGGGACGGCCGCGTCGATGAGGTCCGCCGGCACACCGAAGAACCGGCAGATGTCGATGTCGGTCACCCGCATCGTCTCGATGAACGACGCCTGCGCGGACTGCGCGTCGATGACCTTGTACTCCCAGTCCTTCCCGACCACGAGCACGTCGCCGTTCTCGATCGCGAGACGGTATCGGGCCTTCATCGCCTCGGATGCCGAGTCGGGCACCTTCGCCTCGCCGTACTTCAGCATCCCCGTGGGGACCGCGCCGCCGGCGAACCATGCCGTCGCGAACTCCTGCGCCGACCCGTACTGCTCGAGCGTCATCGCCGCGTACATCACGGGAGACAGGCCCACGGCGACACCCGACGACGTGTACTGCCGCTCGTGCCAGACGCGCGCGGTGTCGACCTTCTTCCCGCTGACGAGGTACTCGATCTCGCCGCCGCGCGAGCGGACGGTGACTTCCTCGCGGGGCACCAGGTCGATGCGCCGCGGGAGGCCCGCACCGTCGATCTCGGTGATGAGGCCGAAGGTGTTGCCGCACGAGTCGAGGTCGACCTGCGTCGAGTACATCCACTCGGTGATGTGCAGCGACTCCCCGCCGGGGTTCTTCAGCACGGGCGGCTTCGGGACCTCGACCTGCGCGCCGGGCACCTTGCGGAACACGTCGATCGGGAGGGTCGAGATGATGTCGGCACGCAGACGCGTGCACCCCCACACCGCGGAATGCGCGAGCTCGGACCGCTTCCGCGGCGTGCGGCGCCGGCCGGAGCGCGACGGGATCAGGGACGAGTCGACCGAGCGACGCTGACCGAAGAACAGACTCATCGGCGGCTCCGTTCGATCAGGTACGACAGCAGGAACAGGCCCACGCCGGCGACGATGAACCCAGCGGGCAGGTAGATGAGCGCGACGCCCACCGTCACGAGGGCGAGCGCGACGACCTCGAGGGCCGTCGTCACTGCGGGCTTGAGCTTCATCGATTCGTCCTCACTATGCGAACGTCTCCATGACGTCGACCTCGCGGTTCGGCTGGCTTCGGTGCACCCACCACGCGGCGGTCGCCGCGCGCAGGGTCGTGATGTCGACCGTCGAGTGGTCCTGGGAGAACACGAACCCGCCGGTGCTCGTGCGCTTCCCGGCGCCCTTCACTGCGTCGTCGAGGGGCTTCTGCCCGAGGTGCCGCACGTCGCGGTTGATGATGCCGTTCGAGATGCCCACCGAACCGCCGCGCATGTCGGCGAGCTTCAGCAGGATGACGTCGATACCCTCGTCCTCGAACAGCGGCCGAAGGTGCGCGTTCTCCCCATACTCGTCCATGACGACGGTGTCGAGGTCGCGGGACTTCAGCACGGCGAGCGTCTCCGCGACGATGTAGTCACGCGACCACTGCTGCCCGGTGCCGTTCTCGTGTTTCGCGATCGCGACGATGTCGTACCCGTACTCGGTCGCGCCGGCCGCGGCGATCGCGTACGACTGCTCGAGGCCGGTCCGCACGTCGAGGGCGACGGTCGGCTGCGTGATCCGAACGTCCTTCTCCTCCGCGCGAGCTCGCGCCCACACGCTCGCGGGGAAGATGCCCCCGACGGTGTCCTCGTCCCAGATGCCGAGTCCCTCCCGCAGGAACGACTCGTCGCCGAGTTGCCGCTTCATGCGGAGGATCGACGACTCGGGCGTGCGGTGCGGATACGACGGGTTCCCCTTGCGCCACTGCGCCCGGTCGTCGGGGTTCGCGCCGCGGTCCGCGGAGAACTCGACGTAGAGGAGGTCGTCGGTGTCGCCGGCGAGGGCCTCGGCCCGGCGGGTCGTGAACACCTCGGACGGGTCCGTCGGCTTCGGCGGCGTGCCCATCATTATGATGAGCGGGTTCGCCGCGACGTTCGTCGACGGCACCATGTCGTCGAGGGCCTTCTCGGTGAGGATCTGCGCCTCGTCGAACACGAGGACGTCGACGTCGTCGAAGCCTCGGCCGAACCCCGACTCGCGGGCGCCGAACAGGATGCGCGACCCGTTCGCGAACGCGATCTCCTGCTGGCCGTTTGCCTGCCGAACCGCCTCGATGTGCGGGGCGATCTTCTTGCGGGCGACGATGCCCTGCAGGGTCTTGAACGTCTCGTCTGACGTGCGCGAGCGGTGCGCCGTCCACAGCACCTTCATGCCGGGGAAGATGATGCACAGCATCACGATCATCACGCCGACGGTGAAGGTCTTCCCCACCTGGCGGGCGATGCTGATCAGGATGCCCGCGATGCCGGCCGCGTACAGGCCCGACTCCCGCTTCGCGAGCATCGCCCGCCCGAGGCCGTCCTGCCACTCGTCGAACACGATCCCGCAGGACCGCGCCCGATCACAAACTGCCGGCCACCCCGTCGACACGATGCCCGACGGGAGGATCACATGGCGGGCGAGCTCAGATAGCTTCCCACTCCCCGTCGGCCGTCGACTCGGCATCCGCGTCCTCCTCGGCCTCCCTCGCGTCGATCGCCTCGATGTCCTTCGCGATCTCGATGAGACGCCGCGACAGGGCCGCCAGGTCACGCGCGGCCGTGTTCGGGTCCTGCACCGCCTTCGCGATCCTCGAGCGCATCGCCACGAGGAGCTCGCGACGAGTGCCGTCATCCGCCGCCTCGACAACGGTCTTCGCACGCGTCGGCGCCGGGGCCGTCTCACCGGCCTCGACAGCCCGGAGGGGGGTCTTCCGAGTCATCGGGGCCTCCCGTGTGGAAAAACGG